TGCATAATCAATAACCGTTACACTATCTCCTAATGAAGGAGATGCAGGTAGTGTCATTGTAATTGCAGCTGAAGTTGTATTAACAAAATAACCTCTACCAGAAACCATTGTTGTATTACCTGTAACAACAGCTTGCCATGCAGTTCCACCTGGATTATATGTTTTAATATCTGAAACAGGAATTTGTTTTGTTGTATTCCCATCTATAACAATTAAAGCATCAGTATCTGCTAATGTAATTGAAGATGTAGATTTAGCTGAACCATCTAATAAATTAAGTTCTGCGTCTGTAGAATTAACTGCTGCTAATTTAGTTAGATCTGCTTGTACTAATCCTGAAACACCATCTAATAAATTTAATTCTGCTGCAGTTGAACTTACAGCTGTACTACCTAATACTAATTGTCCTTCTGGAACAACTATTCTTGCAGCACCACCTAGGATTAAATCATCTTCTGATTCATCCCATTGCATATAAGCACTTGCTGTAGCTCCAAAGAATTTTACATCATGTCCAGTATCGTCAACTCCGACAGTTAATGTACCTTGTTGTACTACACCATCTGCTGATTCATCCCATAACCAGTATTTACCAGATGTTGCACCAAAGAACTTAACGTCATGTCCTGTGTCATCGACACCAACTGTAATTGTTCCTATACAAGTTAATGCTGAACCTGTGAAAGTTAAATTTGCTTCACCATCTAACTGTGTTGTTGTTGAACCGATTGTAGTTAATCGATTAGCTGATTGATTATTTAAAGCAGTAATTGTACCTGTAACAGAAGCCCAACCTAAATTACCTGAACCATCTGTTTTTAATACTTGATCCGAAGATCCATCTGCTGCAGGTAATACCCATATTTGATCTCCTGATAAAGCGGGTGCTTCAAAACCTATATAGTTTGCACCTTCATAAAATCTTAATTCGTTATTAGATCCACCAACAGATACGTGACTATTAAAAGTTGCGTGTCCTGCTTCACTTCCATCCAATGTAAGCATTGTAATATCGGAAGTTGCATCTGTTCCTTTAAATATAATATCACTATCATTAGCTGCTGCATCAATTGTAATATTGCCAGATGAAGTTGTTAGATTAATTGCGGCATCACCAGATCCAAGATCGTCTGCTGCAACGGAAGCACTTACATAACTATTAATTTGAGAGGCATTAACATATTTTGTTGTACCACCATCATCAACTAAAAATTTATCTGTATCTGCTAATGTAATAGATGTACCATCAGTACCACTATCAATTTGAATAGCTCCACCAGCAACTTTATCTGCTGTTGAAATTGTAGATAATTTGCTATCAGCAATAGATCCAGCTAACATAGAATTTTCTACAGCTGTTGAAGCAATTGTTACTGCTCCATTAGAAGCCATAGTAACATCTCCACTAACTGCTACTGGATTAAAATTTGTACCATCAGCTACTAATAACATTCCTGAAGTATTAGTACCCATTGTTAAATCATCACCAGAGATTGTTAAATCTCCAGCAAGGGTAGCATTAGCTCCACTAAATGTTAAAGCTGTTGTTGTACCTGATTTAATAATTAAATTACCTGAAGAATTAGTAGCACTTCCAAAGGTAGTGCCACCATCTTTAAAAAATACATCTCCGCCATCAGCGTCTAGAATAATATCGCCTGATACATCTAATGTATAATCTCCAGTAATAGATGGAGTTTCTGGCATTGAAGTGTTTGTTGCACTTGTAATACCAATATAAATTGTTAAAGATTCACTAGATAGTGAACCTGAATCCCAAGAAACTGTAACTGTTGTATTTGTTGAAAAACTTGTAGCAGTAATTGATCCGTAAATTGTTCCTGTTGACGAACCTACCGCTTTAACTCTTCTACCTACATGGTAAGCAGAAGTTACATCTGCACCTGCAATTGTAAAACTTGTTCCTGATGCATAAGCAGGTGTATATGATCCTGCTCCATCTCCGTATTCAATCCATTCAGCTGAATTATACCATTGCCTAATGTCCGCCATAATATCACGCATAGCGTTATTAACATTAGAAGGCAGCATACCTTCAGCTATACTAACCGAACCTGTGCCTGTTGCAGTATTATTAGCAGCTGTTGTATCGTATTTGCCTATATATGATCCTGCCATTTATTATCCTCCCATAAACCAGATAAATGCTTTGTCATTTTCCTGGTTGTTTTTTAGTATTAATTCATTAACAGATCTTTCTACTTCTCTTTGAAAGTAGTCAGTTTCTGAAAATGCAAATCTTATATTATCTATATCTATTGTATCACTCATCGATTACCTGCTGATACTGCTATTAAATCTACTCCTTGAGCATCATTCCAAGATGCAGCTGCTGCTATAGCAACTCCAACTTTATGATACCTTCCAGAAGATCTAACAGGTATATCTCCATTTGTTTGTAAACTAGCATAGCTAGTACTTGTTCCTGAATCTGCTGCTCTTGCACGACTTGTTACTCGTGCTGTAGATGTTCCATCTACTATTGGTCTAACCATTGTTACAGTTGATCGTCTTCCAGGTGATGGTTCTATTTCTCCTGTTTCAATTGTTGCTGCTAAAGTATCTCCATCAAATTGAATAAGTTTATGATCACCATCAAAACCTGCAAAATTAACAACTCCACCTAACCAATATCTAGAATCAAATGATACATTTAAAGCATCTAAACTTGTAGATACATTGTCTAATGTATCAACTGTATAGGCTTCTGAAAATTGTAAAAAAATCATTTCAGCAGCTGTTTCTACTACAGACCATCTATTAACAGAATAATTATAAATAAGTAAACGATCTTGAACTCCTGTTGTAGCAGCAGTACTAGGATAAGACCATATTGCTAAATGATTTAATGGATCTGTAGAAGCTATAATATTTTGTTGATAGCCTGCAGATAAATTACTTTCAAAATAATCATTAACTTTATGTTGTCCTATTGGTCTAATAGTTTCACCATCAATTTCAAAGAAACCATCTTGAGCATAAAAGAAAACTCTTTTACCTACTTGTGTTATTGCTTTAGCAAAGATAGCACCTCTGTTTTTAGATATAACTGAAAATCTAAATACTGTTGTACCACCCACATAGTCCATACGAGTTATTTGGTTTTCTTGAAATATATAACCATACTCGCCTCCGACTATACCTGTAATCTCACCACCATCTGCTAAGTCTTGATAATCAGATTGTTTAGTACCTGATGTCCATGTTTCAACATCATTAATGCCAGACCATTGAACTCTATTTTTAACAGTTTTAATTCTTCCTACTACAAGAAAATCTCTAATCACTGCAGAAAATGTAAAAATAGGTGGGGAACCACCTAGATCTGCAAATACACTAGAAGTTCCTACTACAAATTTTTGTGGAGTATCTTCTCCATTGGAAGCAACAACTGTTGTTCCAAAGTTAGAAAATGACCAGAAGTTATCAGCTCCTGCATTGTATGTAGTACTGGCTTGACTTACATCTGAAAATGTTTCGCCAGATAATTTGTATAATTTTGATTTTGTTCCTGCAAAAGTATAGACGTTTGCACTATTGTCTTTTGTAGAAAATGCACCAAAGCATTGACTATCTAAAGCATTAGATTTTTGCTGTGATGCTTTAAATGGTTTATAGCTAACTGCTGCAGGGAATACATTAGTTGCAGTTGTAGCTCCTTTATTTAAATGATCAGGTATATCAGGTAACCATTCTCCAAAAGGTACTTGCATTATTTCCGCCTATAGAAAGATAAATCAGTTTGAACATCTGTTCTTTGAACCACAGGTGCTCCACCATAGTTATCTTGTTTATCGTTATTCTCGCATCTTTCAAGAGCTGCGATGTACATTTGTAACCAATTCTGTTTTTGTTCTGGATCTATTCCTCCAATAAAATTGGATGCATGGTAAAGACTACCATACAAATAGATTCCAGGATGATTGCTTAAAATATAATTACTTGAGTTGGCACTAGAGGAACTAAGAGATTCAAAGTTTTTATAATATGATAAATAACCAGTGTAAGTAGTATCAGGACTAGGACCAAATCTGAATTGTTCTGTTTCATTGTCTGCCTCAATAGTATAAGAACGAGGTCTACCAGTTCTAGAACCTCCTCTTATTTCAAATAAATTATGGGGTGTAATGTATTCTAAAGTATATTTAGTATCACTTGATAAAATATAAAATGATCTAACTCCAATAAAACCAGTAGGAACAGTTTCAGTTTCTGAATCAATAGTTATTGTATCTATTTGTTCCATCTGTCTTATTCTTAATTTTGAATTGAAATCAGCTTCTGTAAGTTTAATAAAATCATCAGCGATCTCATCTGATAAATCACTTCGATTTAACCAATTAGCGATAGCTGTTTTTAAAGCTGCATAAGTATTTAATGCCATTATAATCTTCCTTCAGAAGTTTTAAAGTATCTAAAATCACTACTGTTGAGTTTAGTTCTCATTATTTTTTTTTGTGTTTCTTTAGGTAAAGCCCACCAATTATTAGTCCCATTATATTCTTTAGTCCAAATCTGTAGTATGATTGGAGGGACACTAGCAATCCGTCTCATATCTCTTGAGGCTGTATAGCCATCATTATGAGTATAAAGTTTCTTATTCCTTTCTAATAAAGGATTTAAGTTTTGCTGATTATTAACTGTTAGTTTGCCATCAGACTCTTGTATATAACGAGTTCTAGTAGCATCAGCATTCCATTCGGTTGCTCTTACTTTACCCATTATTCAGTTAATTCTGTAGCGTATAATTCTCCGTCAGAACCACCAATTCTTAATACTGCAATCTTTTCTCCAGCTGACACTTTAATAACTTCAACTTCTCCTGCAGGTAAATAAGTAGTACTTGTAGTTGCTGTTGGTGATACTGCTATATGTATATGACAAGCAATAGTGCCTACAACTCTTATATATTCTATATTAGCTGAAAAAGCTGAACTTGCAGAAGATGAACTTCCAGAAGTTAGCTTATGCACAGTCCCATGTCTTAAACCATAGTTCATATTTTGTTCTCCTTTTGTTTAGGGGATGTTTCCATCCCCTGAATTAATTATCTTCTTATAACAAATGTTACAACAAGTTTTATTGTATTGCTAGATGCTCCATCAGTTATCATTTCAATAGATCCATCTTCAGCAACTTCGTTAGCTGCAGTAGGT